AGCATTGGAATAAACACCCGTATAGTTTGTAGCATTATTATTTACGAAAGATGAACCTTTTTGTAACTCTAAAACACGATAGTTTGAACCCCAAGCACTACCCGTTGTATTTACACCAATATTACCAGCTACCGCTAATCCATTTGTAGGAGCAGCGGTACTTGCTGAATATCCTATGGCTGCGTTGCCGTTGATTTGAAGGGTAGAGCCAACCGTATTAGTAGCAATACCAACATTTCCACTATTATTAATAACCATTCTTTGAGTGGTACTTGCAAGTCCACCTGCCGTTCCTGACGCTGCAGTAAAAAATACGTGTTGACCTGCACTTTGTAAATATGCAGTAGCAGCAGCAGTAGTAATATATCTATCTTCTCCTGATGAATTTATAAATAAATTATTCATCAATCTTAGAACGCCTGTTGATGTACCGGCAAGTGAAGCAGTTGAATTTAATTGTAAAGCACTATAAGCAGAACTCCACGCACTTGGAGATACTCCAACCCCAACGTTTCCTGCTACTTGTAATCCATTTGTTGGTGCAGAAGTAGAGGCTGAGTAGCCGATAGCTGCATTGCCGTTGACTTGAAGGCGGGAGCCTATTGTTGTAGTGCCTATCCCAAGATTTCCCGAAGCATTTAACGTCATTGCTTGGGTAAAGGTTATATTATTACCTGCTGTGCCTGAGGGGGCTATATACCATCTGTTTTCACCGCTTTGTTGTGCATATATTAATGAAAAATCACTATTAATATACTTGTTATTAGTGCCATCATCATAATAGTTTGTTCCAAAGAAGGCATCATTTCCTGAATTTGTAGAAACCGATGTTACACCTATTTGAGCGGCTGTACGACCCGCACCTGCTACCCACGCACTTGGTGTTACTCCTAAACCTAAGTTGCCAGAGGCGTCAAGAGTCATTCTTTGTGTTAGACTTCCAGCGGCAGGTCTTGTATAAAATTCTAATTGTGTACCTACGTTATCGGTAACCGCAACTGCTCTAATATCAGCAACAGTTGAAACGTTTGAATTATACCAAGAAATACCGCCTCTTGTTCCGCTTGTTACAGAACTTGAATTTGACATAGCAATAGTTACACCGCTTGATTTTCCAACTTGTAAATCTGCAACAGGACTAACATTTATACCAATACTTCCACTTGCTTCTTGTATTACACTATTTCCTATTGCACTTGAACTTGTAAACTTAGGTATGTAGTTTGTAGTGCCTGAGCCTGATATAGAACCTCCCCCACCAGCAGCTCTAATAGCAGCAGCCGAGTCAGCTAATACCGTTCTGGTTACATAGCCAAGTAAGTTAGTAGAGGTCAAAGAGTCCTTTCTGCGCAAGTAGTAAGCCGATAAAGTTGCTGAATCAGCAGAAACAACCTGTCCTGCTTTTGTTATTCCATAGCCTGCACTATTAACATAGTTACCTAACATTGTGGAGGTATCTGAAATATTCACTTTTAGATTAATCCTATTGCTTAAACTGGCAGTATCTACTTTACGCAAATAAGGTGTAAGCATACTACTTGTATCTGATATGTTTAGTTTTGTAGCTAGTCCACTTGTTAAATTAGCTTCAACACTATCAATTCCCTTTTGTCTCCATGCCCTTGTAGCAATTAACAATGTATCTATCGCTAATGTTCCGCTTGTAGTAATCGTTCCACCAGTTATACCAGTTCCGTTGTTAGTAGCAACTGAGGTAACACTTCCCCCAGCATTCGAACTTCTAATCGCAGAGGCAGTATCGGCTAAGATTTTACGAGTAACATAGCCCAAAAGATTTGTAGCTGTTAGGCTATCGTTGCGTCTTAAATAATAGTTTGAAAGTGTTGCAGAGTCAGCAGATAATACTTGGCCCGCCTTACTAAGTCCATATCCAGCCGCATTTACATAATTGGCAAGCATTGAGGTAGTATCTGTCTTACGCAAATAGGGGTTTAACATTGAAGAAGTATCGCTAATATTAACCTTTAGATTTATTCTATTGCTCAGTGAAGCCGTATCAATAGCCCTCAAATAAGGACTGAGCATTGAGGCTGTGTCGCTGATGTTTACCTTTAAGTTAATACGATTACTTAATGAAGCTGTGTCAATCTTACGCAAATAAGGTAAAAGCATTGACGAAGTGTCAGAGATATTAACTTTTAAGGCCAAGCCCGCTGTGAGATTAGCTTGAACCGAATCAACACCCTTTTGCCTCCACAACCGAGTAGAGATAACAGTAGTATCTATGGCTAGAGTTCCGGTTGTAGTAATTGTTCCCCCAGTTATGCCTGTGGCATTATTTGTGGCTACTGAACTAACAGACCCTTTGTTATTAAAGGCCGTCCAATCAGCCGAGCTTAAAGCACCTCTATTGGTAGCCGAGGCAGTAGGCAGATTGAAAGTATGAGTGGCCGTTACTGATGATATGTTAAAGTCCGTACCCGATGTGCCAGTTACTAAATACTGAGCAGGGGCAGTAAGCCCATTTATTGCACCTATACCAGTTGTAAAGGTTGTATGCACCTGCCCAACATAGCCATTTTGTGTGTATAAAGTAACGGTCTTACCATTGGTATTTTGGATATAAAATTGAATAATAATACGATCAGTAACTGCCAAACTTGTCGTAGGGATAGAAACTGACCAAGTGTATAAATCAATAACACTACCGTTAGTAATTTGCTCAATAGGGGATGTGGCTATCGTTGTTATTGTAGAGCCATCCCACTTTTCTACTTGAACATATATCTCGGCATTATTAGAACCTCCGCCTGTTTCGCTGAGATAGGCATCAATAGTCCAAACCCCAGCCGGAATTTGTAATAAACCAGGTTTGCCTGGGTCCGTAATAAAGTTGGCTATATTCCCAGTAGTAGCCCTTGTAAAGTTAGCAGCAGCCCCAGTGTTGGCCGTATCGCCTAGCTCATACATGGTAAAGCCACCAAAAGTACCCATTGAGACACCACCATTAAAGTAATAAATCTTACCTCCACCGCCACCGCCTGGGTTGCCAGTACTATCATTGAAAGCCCATAATTGATTGCCACCTCTGACATAAAAGACAGAATCTGACCCATTCTTTTTATAGACTTGAGTAACGAACTTGTTAGTGGTGTCAACCTTACGCAGATAAGGAGACAACATAAAAGCCGTATCAGAGATATTGACCTTTAATGCCAAACCTGCGGTAAGATTTCCCTGCACACTATCAATACCCTTTTGCCTCCATAATCTTGTACTAATAAGGGCTGTATCGATAGCCAAAGTACCGGCTGTCGTTATAGTTCCCCCGGTTATACCAGTTCCGTTATTTGTTGCTACACTTGTAACTGTTCCGGTAAACTGATCAGCATATTGAGGTATATTTAATACACCTGTGCTATTATTGTAAGTAGCTGCTCCGCTTGTTCCAGTTGTTGTTAAACTAATAGCCGTTCTTGGATAAAATGTTTTATAGGGAGAAAGCATAGCAGTCGTATCTACTTTACGCAAATAAGGCGAAAGCATACTACTTGTATCTGATATGTTTACTTTTAATGCTAAACCAGCATTGACCGCATTAGTACGAGCATAAGGGCTAAGCATAGAGGCTGTGTCAGAGATATTTAGCTTTAGATTGATTCGATTGCTTAAACTTGTTGTATCAATAATAACCCCTCTGAGTTTTATCCATTGCGTACCGGTATAAGTGTAAACACTTGAATCAGTCGTATTGTAGAATAAGGCCCCAGCATTAGTTGAACCCCCAGTCCTTAAACTAGCAGCCGTACCTTTAGGAATGTGAAAGGTAGAGTCAAACATGCCAGCAATCCAACGGTATCTACCATTGATATTAGTGTAGTTTGTGGGAGCTTGCCCAAAAGCTACTTGGCTGACTACTAACAATAAAACGAGCTTAAATATTCGTATCATAGATAACATTTATTGATTCTTGTTCTTCAAAAGGTATATTGGCATCAAACTGGATTATCCCAGTTGATGGATTGTAATGCACTTGCCTACTTGTAATTAGTATGTCATTAACATTAGTAATTACATCGTAAGCCACCCCATTGCGAGCCACAAAGAGCATTTTGACATAGGCTATTGCCGCATCAAATACATTGCTATCTCCCGGCACTGGGTAATATGTTTGTCTCAATGTCATTAGTCCTTCCACATTGCCCAGACTGTTTCGCCTGGATTAAAAGGTATATTTGAATCAAAAGTAATCCTCCCTAATGCACTATTAAATAATGCAGTCCGATTTGATGGACTTCCCGTAGTGATAGGATCATAGACAGTACCCTCTCTGGCTATTCCCAGAATGGTCTTGCCTTGTAAAGTCTTGCCATACACTGACAAGCCTTGTATTGCGTTTTGCCCTGCTGTTGTGGTCCAATAATCTGAATCGACATCCTCGTCAAAAGATGGGCTTGATGGGCTCACATCCATTAAAAAGGCTCCAGTGCCGATGATGTTTACGGTACATTGTACGAATGACTGCACATCCCCAGAGATAGGTAGGTTTTGTATTAAGGCCTCACCCTCAATCGTTCTAATATCCCCATCTAAGTTTGTAAACTCAAACTGCCATTCTAAAGCTGACCGCCTTACTGACTCTTGAATAAGATAGAAAGGGCTGTAACGATTTCCATCATTATTTGTTACAAGCACCCCAGAGGCAGAGCCAGACCAATCGGTTCTCCTTATTCGCCTTTTTGTAAATAAGCCATCATTGATAGAGGTCCTATTTATTATTTCATTGGTCAACTCAAAAGAGCATGACTTGGCACAAAATACTGGATAGTAATTGCCCTCTACCTTAATAGAGGCAATCATATTGGACCCTTTGACTACTTTACCATCGTTCATTCTTGTATATATTTGAACGAATGACCTTCATAAGTTTTGGGGATTGTACTATCTACAACCTCAATCATATAAAGACCCCATTCGCAGTTATCGGTATCCTGCTCATAATGTAGCAGCTTAAAGCCTTTGTTTGTGGTAGCTGGGTGCGCATCTTTCTGTCTATACAAATGTAACAAATCTGGCAAATCTGGTTCACCATCATAGGTCTTGTCGGTGTCTAATCCATCCACAGTAGCCTCAAAGGCTGTAAAGACTCGGTTGTATTGATTCCAGACCGCTTGGTTCTGATGTTGGCCATAAGGTAGCTGATCCTCTTGGGGGGGGCTACCTTGAAACTCTATTGAGTCGTAAAAGTTGCCAGATAAAGTATAGTCATAGGCTTTCAACTGTGCTGCTCCTACCGTTTCGCTTTGTGTAGGCTCGGCAAAGGTTAAGATGGTCTTATTAGGGATAAGCGAGTATTCTACCGCCACAATGCGATACTTGCCATTATTAAGGCTAGTAAAGCTAACATCTACATAGTCGTTGATGTTAAAGAAAGGGGTATAAAAGCCATCCAAATTAACCCCATTGCCAGCCGCAAAAATGGCATTGCCATTGTATAAAGTCTCGCCTAGTTCTGTTAGTAGTAATGCCCCTTTCATTTCGATTCTGGGAGCATCGGACATAAATACCGTTTCCTCTCTAACAGCCATGTTATCTACTTGCTGCTCAGAGGTATGCTGCTGCCCTTTGTATTTAGCATAAGAGCCATTTACCCGAGGGGTAAGGTTTATACTTAAATTGTTAAAGTAAATAGGGGCAAATATGTTAAAGTTGACTGCTAAACGAACCCAGATGCGGCCATCTGCTGGCACCTCTAATTCTGAGCTAATATTTGTATATTTAGGCAACTCATCGGCTGGGTCTAATGCACTATCGAGATTTGTCCTCCACATCTCTGTAAAAGGATTGCTTGATATTGATGCAGTCAGCGGCTTTGGCTTACTGACCCATTGATTAATAATAGCCGATGGGCTTGTATTATCATATTGCCATGTAAAGTATTCCGTATCGGCTTCAAGCCAAACATGGACCGGGTTGATTGTGTTTATATTGACATCTTGACCGACATCGACAGAGATTTGCAGCCGATCTCCTTTTTGCACATAAAATGGTGTACTCTTTAAGTAGTGAATAAAGTCAGTACCACCAACATCTTCATGCTCGACTACAAAATATCTCTCTTTCTCGTAGCCGTACTCAAATTCCTTAATAAGCTCCCCTCTGGCTCCGGCTTGTTGGTATAGGTCCAACCAAACCCCACCAGTGCCATCCCCAGCTCTTGCTAATACCCACCCCTCAGGTCTGTAAACCCCGGTAGAGGTTGGGGCAGTAGGATCAGGGGCAGAAACGACCTCACCCCTCTCAAAATCTATATTTTGCACAATCTCGGCCGGATAGTTGTAGTCAAAGGTATGATGGACCGCTTTATAGGGCCTTTGCAGGCTTAACCTGGCATCATCGTTCATAAAGGCCATGTCATACTCAGCCCCTATATCTTTGACCAGAAAGGGCGCATCATAAGCTATTGGCTCGCCTGTATAGTCGAACTTACAAACCCTTTTTATCGCATAACCAGCCTCATCGGTTGAACGGATAAACCAGACATTTTTTTGCTGGCTGATATCGCAAAACTCTTTAAGTAGCTTTTCAAGCACTGAGTAGCAGTTCTCTAGCTCCCCTATGCTCGTTTCAAAGGTCTGAGCATTTAGGTAAAGCATATTGTAAAAATGGTCTGCTGGCACATCGTATGTAGCCGAGACCTCTAGTAGATTCATTTCCACCCAGATAGGCAGTTGCAGACCAGTCTTTTCTAAGCACCAGCTAATATATTTAATCAGCGGATGCGGACCAGTCAAATATCTGCCCTCGTCATCTGTTAAAGGTAAATCTCTCAAAAAGGCTATGCCATCTGTGGCTATTAGCTCTAAGACATTGGGGTCAGGCTGAAAGGTCTGCCCTAAGTCCGAAATAGAAAGCCAGCCAGTAAACACTATCTCTGTGTCTGTACCGACCGCAATCTCTACTTTATATTGATTATCGCCACCCTCTGCAAAGGTCATGGCATTGACATCATTGTTAGTAAAAACCCTTAGTCGGCAGCTTTTACTCTTAATGACGGTAAATTTATCCTCTGAGTTGTCAACGGTCTGAAATACCACAGGGGCATCGGCTGTCTCTAGCTCTACCTCTGTTAAATCATTTTCAGCTGTGTTTGTTATCTTTACATAAATAGTCTGCTCATTCGGGCTATTGTCCGAATAATCTACTTGCGTATTGACAAAACTACCTTTGTAAAAGTTAGCCATTTACTCTGAGTTGACTTCTTTGTGTTCTAGCATAAGCTAGTAAAATATCTTGACCTCTTAATAAAGACATTCCAGAGCCGCCTCCATTTGATCTGCCCGACATAAACGAGCCGACCGCATTATTAGGTACAATAGACCCACTAACGGCAGGCACAAATAGCTCTGGCCCTCTCTCACCTACCACATAAGGGCTACCGCCACTCACCGGACCACCAGTTGCCCTAAAGCCAGCCAATCTACCAAAGATTTGACCAAACCCTTGTGCCCCACCTAATCCACCAGGGAATATGGCTGATAAGATACCAGCCAAGATTGCTGTTGCAGCTAACTTTTGTATTACTTGAACAAGGATTGCTTTTACACCTTGTCCAAAGGCTTCAAAAGCATTTTCGCCTCTAGCAACTGCTTGTATCATTGCATCTAAAGATGGTGTAATTACACCTGCAATCATGGCTCCGGTTTCTGCTAAATCTTTTTGGGCTTTAGTCAAATCCTTAAAGCCCATAAATTCAAATTTCTTCAGCTTTTCTAAATCAACTGCTAAAAGCAAAGACCCATCTAATGGCTCAGTTCGCTTAAAGTAGTTTTCCATTGCATTTTTCATTTCTGCTGCCACAGGAGACATTAATCTTTCTATCTCTGCAGGCTCATCAGAAAATCTAATCGGCATTTCAATCTCAATAGGCGGAACTGTGAGACTGTAATTATATAATCCTTTTCTAAATTTATTTAGATATTCTTCAGATTTTTTTAGGATTGTGTTTTCATCATCTAAAGGCGAGATATCTAAATTTATTGTAACTGTCTTGCCTAAAAATGCAGATAATTTTTTTGCTTCAGCTATTGTTCTCTGAACATACTCTTTATAAGCATCTAAAGCCTCTTTATTTTTTTGTTCAGTATTTTTATTTTCTAATACTTTTAATTGAAGCCTTTGATTTGCTAATTGTTCAGTCAGTTTTATTTCCTGATCTTGTAGTGCAAATCTTGCATCTACTAAAGGTTTTAGTCTTTCTTGATATTTTTCTTCTGGTACAATTAGCTTTCCATAAACATCCTTTTTCTTATTTATGTAATTATCATAAAGAGCATTTTCCTCAGCAAATGCTTTTGATATTGCGTCTCTATTATCAGATAAAGCTCTTGCTGTGATTGAAATTTGCCCTTTTAATAAAAGAATATCAGTTTCAATACCCTCCCCAAAAGACAATCTTACATTTTGCTGTCTCCTTCTTGATAAATCTGCTTGACCACTAACGACCAAATCAATAGCATCTTTTTCAGCCTTTAATTGGTCAACTATATTTTTAACACTTTCAGCATATCTGTCATTTTCCTCGGCTGCTTTGTCAGCAGCTTTACCAGAGCCAAAAATTTTATCACCAAATGTAATCAGTAAAGATGTAACAGTAGAAACCGCTAAGGCAATACCTGCAGGACCAGCTAACTGACTTAATAAAGCCTTAAAAGCCCCTCCGGTAGTTCCAGTAGTGGCTTTTAGTTGGTTGAATGAACTAATTAAAGGGTCAATGTTATTGGCTATACCAATAAGACCAAATGGCGCATCTTGCACCACTCGGCTAAAGTTAGTTAAGGTAGATGTGGCTTGTCCTGTTACATTCGGTAAGGTCCTAATCTTTTGACCAGCATTATCGACCGCATTGCCTAACTGGACAGCATCTTTAGCAGTCTGGTCTAGCTCCTTGTTTAGTTTATCTAAACCGCTAACCGCACTACTGACATCAGCCGCTATCTTTATTTGCATCTCAGCCATTCTGCTTTGTTTTTAGCCTTCGTAAAGCCTCTCTCTCTTTCTTGGCCTTTAGTAGTGCCCTGATTTGCTCTTGATCTAAATCTGTCTTAGATTCAAGCTGCCAGCTATCCATGACAAACCTAGCCCCATTCCCTTTACCTATCAGAGCCTCGCATATTAAGGCTGTCTGAAACCTCAATAGGATAGACTCTGTCTTTACCTTTTCGATATACCCTTTTCTTAGCAAAAGGTACTCATCGACCTCAAGACCGTAAAAGTCAACCGGAAGCAGACCAATCTGGCCAAAGGCCTCCGACCTCATCTCATCCCAAGTTAAGGATTTGCCACTTGGGTTGGGGCTTCCCCCTGGTCTTTAGGTTTATTAGCCTCTACAAACTTATTGATAAGACTAGCAGCATCGGTCTCATCCATTGCACCGACCCAGTCTTGGACCTGCTCAATAGAGATAAACTCCTTAATGCCGTTGACCTTGTTATAGCAGTTTAACCCACCATAAACGAGGCCGCAGATAAAATCAAATTGCTTGTCGGGCTTACTTAGAAGCTCAGACATTAACAGAGGGTCAGAAGATGTAGCCTCGCCGTAGAACTTTGAGAACCACATCTTGCCGACATCCAATGTAACCTCTTTACCTCCGATTGTGTGTGTGATTTGTTTCATGTGTTATTAGCTTGCTGGTTCTGTATCAATGTCTCCCTCAATCTCGATAGTCATTGTGAATTTAGCAGTCTGACCGCTAACATTCTGCTGACCAAGAGCTGATATCCAACCGTAGCCACCATGATAGATAGTCTCGGCTGAATCTGTAAGATGCCAGTACTTTTTAGTGTTGTTGGCATACAGAGTTTGGAAATCATTGAACGAAGCCTCGTTAGCATCAGGAACTGTGTCAACTACCGCATTCAAGGTGAAACGGTTGTTCTGGGGTCCTAATACCTTTAGAGTTCCACAGTTAGTCTCATCACTAACTACGTTGCGGCTGCCATCGAATGATCCCTCACTCTGGCACACAGCCGACTTTCTTGCACTACTCGGGCTGTCTGAATATTCGATAAACATCACACTGCCGGAGATTGTTGTAGCATCTGCCATTTGTTTTTATTTAATTTTGATTAAGAATATGCTCATATCTGAGTAAAAGCCTAAATGTCTTTTCAGAGCCATCATCTTCGTAAAGTTCGGTCTCTGATTGTATGGTGATTTGTGTTATCTGATGGTCTGGTATGGTTATGCCAAAAGAATTAGGACCAAGAATAATCTCATCGTAAATCTCTTGGGCTATATCGTAAGCAGTCTTACTGTTTCCTAATGTAGCGAATTTAGTTAAAATATCCACCACAATAATAGCAGACTGAAAAAATGCAGAGTTATTGAGGTCTGTCTGGGTGCTACCCTCTGACCTTATTAGTACATAATTGCCATTTTGCGACAAAGGCACAGCATCCTTATAGACTGGCACAGAGATAACCCCATTAAGGGTCTGATACCATTCTGTTTTTAGGTCGTATAGTGCGGTCTTAAATGCCATCTAATACTCTTGTTACATTCGTTATTAATCTCTCTCTAACTATGGGTATCTGCTTAAAGAAAAAAGGCTTAGGGCTTATTCCCTTTCTAAATATAGACCGAGCAATCAAAAAGGCTGCTCTGTCTGCCTCTTTACCCTTTGCAATCCCTTTTCTTTTTACCCATCCTTTGATAGCATCAATGAGCTTCAAAGTTCCCGATCCTTTTGCCCCCTTAAATTGGCTGGCATACTCCTCGGTCCCTGGGTATGGGTTAAACTTGGTCTTAGTGCCAAACTCGATAAACGGAGCATAAAAGGTATTAGCAGAAACCTCGTAAACCATGTCTCCGACTTTGCTTTGGGTTATTGACCTTAACAAAGTGCCCCTATCTCCCCCCTGACTGGCTAAGTCTCTTTTGGCTAGGCCTACAAACTCTATGGCTGCCGCTTGTAACTCAGCATCGACCTCAGTTTTTACCTCTTTACTAGCTGTTGCAATGCGACCTTTCAGCGCATCCAACCCGATGACATTAACCTTAATCAAGCTCAAAAATTGCTAATGCAGTTACCTCCCAATAAAATCGTTTCTCACCTATCCTACGAACACCGCTAATAGAATAGGTCTGCCCAAAATACTCTATCCTGTAATCTGGGGTGATATTGTACCCCCTAAAAGGCAGCCTAAAGGTTTTAGTATCTGACATTTCTGTCCGACCATCCGCTTGACTCCTTGACCCACCGCCATCCTCTACCTCAGCCCACATCTTATATGTTGTAGCCACCGACTCGGTAGCATCCCCATTGGCATCAATGGTCTGGGTATATTTTAGCAGCTTTATGGGCTTTAGGTTACCTATCATCCTAACCAGTTAACAGTTTTATATCTTGAAGCCAGATTCATGGCCTCTCGGCTCATGCCATCGACATTCTCATCCCCTCTATTAGTGTATCTGTAAGCCACCTCCTTATACATGGCATCCTTTAACCCTTTAGGTAAGTTAATAAAACCAGCCTCGTAGAGCATGGTCATATTTTCATACTTGGGTGTCTTTAAGAGCCTGTTATTCAAAGAGACCTCAAAATCATCTGTGCTGATACTATCCCCCTCATCATCTTTTACATTCAAGATGGTATTAACTGGACCAAAAGGAATCTCAAAGTTGCCAGCCAAGTTAGTGAACTCAATCTCCCAAGTTTTAGGGATTAAGCTCAGGCCAGTAAACTCCTCAATCCTTTCTCTAGCTGACCGAATAAGCTCCGCTAACAAAGCATCATCATCGTTAAAGTCAGATGAGATACTTTCGGACTGATCAATAAACCCCTCGAGCCTGAGATAGTTTTTTACCTCGGCAACGGTTAAGGGCTCAGTCAACCCCGATTCGGAGGTCTGGTCCTCCCAGTCAATTAGTAGATTGTATAGCATAGAGATTTATTAAAAAAAGGGGCCAGCCGAAACCGGCCCCACCACATCAAACCACAGCACCTATTTAGAATGATCCGTAGATGATTGCATCTGTTCTCATGATGTTGATGTCTTCAAAACACTCAACACGAGCAGTTACCAGGTTTCTCTGGAAGTTGTCGCTATCCTCATAAGAAAACTCAACACGCAATCCCTCGGTCTCAACACGCTCAAGGTAGTTAGCATCGATGATAAGGGCTTTGTCGTTAGTAACCCATGAAGCACCAATTACAGGCACACCAGCGATACGGACATTACCATTAGCATCGATTACGAAACCACCAGGAACTGAGTAGTCAGTTGGCTTAGTTTTAAGCAAATCAGCCCACTGAGCATAGCTTACGAGAGCAAATGAAGCCTCGAAGTTAGCATCCAGTTGGTTGGCAATCCAGTCAACCAGTTGCTCAGCATCAACAGTAGCAGAGGTAGTAGTAGAACCAGTTGCAGCAGAAGATACAGCAGTAAAGAATGTGCTGTTCTCTTTCTTGTAGAAATCACGCAGCAGCATTCTCTGGAGGGTGTTCTGCAAGAAAGGCAGTTGGAACATCATCTGCTTAGAAAAACGAGCGAAACCAGCAATGTAGTCAGATACTACCTTTACCTCAGTCAGGTCGTAGTCAATCTGGCTCTTTGCGTTGCCCTCAGTCTGAATACCGATAGAACCCTCAGTGCCTGTCTCACGATAGGTAACATAAAGTCCGGTAGGCGATACAGCAGTAGGGATAAGATCACGCATGTTGATCTTCTGAGCAGGAACGAGACCTTGACGTTGGTTGTAAGTAGCAACACCATCACCTGACAGGTTGTTACCCAAAGTCATTGTACCGACAGCTTTGAGGTCGATAGTCAGCTTGGCATTCTTGTTCTTTTGGAACTCTTTGATTTCAGCTTGCTTAGCCTCAAAAGCCTCAGCCATTTGCTCAGCAAAAGCATCACCAAAAGACTTAGTCTTGTTATCGACTTTCTTGGCGGCTTTCTCAGCGATTAGTTGGTCAAGAGCAGCTTGGTTTTTCTTAGCAGCCTCATCCATTGTTACGACAGCAGCCTTTACCTCGGCTACATCATTTTTTACATCAGCAATAGCAACCTCATTGGCAGCTTTCATCTTTTCAACAGACTCAGTAGCTGATTTTACTGCAGTCTCGATGCTTTTTAATTCTTCCATTGTTAGGAATTTAATTTAGTTAATAAATTGTTTAAGTTATGCTTCAATCCACTCAAATCTACCTCCGGCTCCTTAGTCTCTGCAACTGCCTCAGCGGGTTGCTCCTCTTTAGGAGTGGTATCTATTGAAATAAGCGATTTAATTGCCTCGTTAATTTGTGCAACTCTGATTTCGATAAACTCGAAAGCATCATCAGAGAAGCGGCCATCTTTCAATGACTTTAAGAGCATGCTCAGCTCTTTGCTAAGTTTAGCATGGTTGTCAAGGATTTCTTGACTAGTCAGGCTTTTACCTACCTCAATGGTAGGAGTGTTAGGGTTAGCACCCCAAAGGACTGCCGAACCCTCAAAAAGTAGAATCTCTTTGATAAGGTTGTACTCACCCTCAGCACTCTTTTGGTTCTCAGCCTTGATAGTTCTAAAGCCTACCGAATGCTGGTTAATATGCCCAGACTTGTAGAACTCCAGTACATCGTTGCCCCATGTAGTGTTGGGCACATCAGTAATACCTACTAGATAGTCCTTTTCTACATACAGCTCAGAAAACTTGCCAATAGCCGATTTTAGGCTTGGGTTGTGGTCTGTCAGATGCCAGATAAGGTTTGCCCCTTTAGGACCTCTTTCTGTCAGCGTCTTGTTATAGGCACTAAAGTCGATGACATCATTGTCAAAGTCTTTAGAGCCCATCTGGCTGATAGCAACCTTTACTTTGCGGGTTGTCGTAGAGACATCCTGCACCGAGTTACTAAGTGTTTTTTGTTCAAAGTATCTTTTCATATTCAATATTTTGGGAGGGTTGACCCTGGTTATTATTTCATGATTCCGCAGTATTGGCCGTAGCCGATCAAGCTCCTCCCCTGTTTATTAATCTACCTCTGCTATCTCTTTTAGGTACAACAATCCAAGAACATCTACAATTTATGACCATCCCTGCCGAACCACCCGGAGCTAAGGGATATTCAATCTGCTCCTTGCTTTTAGGGTCCACAAAGTTGTCGTAAAAGTCCACCACCTGACCATCCATGTGATAATGGTCTTTAGGTTGCTCGGGCTTAAAACCTCTGGTCCTTGTGTCTCTAAATGCAATCCATTCCTTAACCATTTCGTAGTTAAATGACTCAGCCGATGCTTTTACCCCAGTATTGGCAGCCCTGCCAACCTCTGTTCTGATTATCCGCTCCGCTTGCATAGCTGTAAAGCCAGACTCTTGAAACAGCTTAACAATCTCATCGACCGTTAACTCTTTGGCGATTGAGGATTGCAATACTAGGATTAAGTGATTCCTAAGTGTCTCGGAGGTCTTAACAACGGCATATTGCAGTAGGGTCCTTTCAAGCTCATCCATTACGAATTTAGCCCACTGCTCTGACCTGCCTATCCCCTTTTGCCCAGCTTCTTTACGGATTAACTTGTAGGTCTGGTTAGCCCAGTACACCCCAACTGACTTGTAAATAGCCTCAATTGGTTTGTAAAGCTCATCATTCCAGAGCATTGTCCGCAAGTCCACCAAAGCCTGTCTAGGACCTCGTTTTTTAATTGTACCTATCAAAGAGCTAACAACCTTATCAAGTTGTCTTTTGACTTTAGAAAAGTGAGTCTTGCCGAATTTGCGATTTGTGTTCGCAAACTGTTTCGCATACTCTGTTCTCTCCTTGTCTGTCATTCATCAACCTATTTTTTAAGGCTAATCTCTTAGCCTCCATTTTAGCTTTTAGCAAGGCGCAGCACTTTTCCTTTTTGGTTATAGGATAAGTTCTGTAAACCTCACTCATTATCGAGGTCATCTTCATCCTCGTTATTTACATCACTCAGGTCCATGTTTGGAGCTTCGTACTCGCTAAATGGCATACCATCTTGCGTAGTTATCCAAGGCTCGTCAAAAATAGGGTTCTCAATTCTTTCTAATCCCAACAGCATCCTTTGCTCGTTAGGGCTAAGGGCTTTGAGGTCTTTAATCCATCCTGATTTTTCGACTACATCCTCTTGCAGTTCTGTGAATACGGTATGGTCAAAGTCAATGTAAACGTTCTGGCCTTTGTAGCCCCAGTCTGTTTGTAGCTTTCTGTTAAAGTGGTTACGGAACGAAACCAACTGAGGCATAGCACAACGCGTTGTAAGAGCTTTTTCAGCCTCTCTAACGTTGTTATATGTCGAAGACTCAGAATCACCCACCAATTGGCTAGGTACCCCATAAACCGAACTGAATCGCTTCAAATCCCATTTCTCAGAGTCAATAATAGATAGCTCTACTGGGTTAAGCCCAACAGACTGCCATCCCATCTTGTAACCAGAGACACCAATGCGGCCCCAGTTTTCTGATCCTACCCACTCGCCTTTGCCTACGAGTTTACTCTTAATAGCTTCTACTTGCTTTCTTGTATCGGCAACATCTACCCCGCCATTCATGACTCTTGGGTCATCGACATAAAGGACACCCTTTACACCCTGATTTTCAAGCATGGCAGCACTGGCCTTGATAGCTGAGTTTGATCTGCTAAGTCTGCGTAAGGCAGCTTTTAGCGGACTCATGCCGTAAAGGTGCGAGCCATTGATATCCCAGTCGTAGTTTTGATACTTATCGTGTAAGACTTGCTGTTTTGTGAACAAAGCATCTGAAAGGACCGGTATCATATACCCCTCTTCAACGATAGGGAACATATTAGTCGAGGCAATGATATTTACCTCTTGGTAGGGTAGATTGTGCAACTGATAAGGCTTGCCTTGATTGGCTCCCATGTCGAGCATCTGAGCCCAAACACAACGGCCACCAGTTATCAGCTTATATCCAGTAGAATTTGCGACTAAGTCCTGGAATGTCTCGTAGTCGTTAGGGTATCGTAAAAGCTCAGTAAGTCTATCAACATAAATAGGTTCTAAGGCTTTTTTCTTATAGCCCATAGCCTTTTGAAAGTCCTCAGTAGAGATGTCTTTTTTTCTCATTAAGCCCTGATACGACTTGAAGGCGGCTTCATCGACAACCTTGTAGGTAGTCCAATCGGGCAGCTTTACCTTGTCTGTAATCAGGGTTATTGTAGAGTAAAGGATATCATTAACCTGATAACCATCCCTTATGTAGTTAGTTCTGTTATCGCTGATGCCAACAAAAGTGCCACCAGTAACCTGATAGGAAGCAAAAGGCTGCCCTATCGGCATCATCGGTACCGCTTTCTTTGTTAACGCATCCCACGCATCTTTTATTCTACCCACTTTCTTTATTTTACCAAGCCATAACCTCGAATCGGGGCTTGTTTAGTTTTGTGTAAATTGCATACCGCATCGAATCGCATAAGTGATCCCACATCTTAACTGGCTGCTCGTCTGCATGAACCTTGCCATCTTTATCGACCTTCCATTTGTAGGACCTAATCTCTTTTATTAGGTTCGTGCTGTCAGGGGTAACGATTAAAGGCTGGCTCTTGACCTTTTGGATGCCTGCATAGACATCCTTTTCGGCTGGCTTTGCATTGTAACCAGCTCTGACCAGTTCCTCAATAGTCTTAGGCTCGGCAGCATCACAGTAAATCTCATCGGACCTCTTGATGTTTAGTACCTTTAGCCTTTCTATTAAATCGGTGGTAGTTAGCTTAGTTTCGTAAAGCATTTCCTTGACAAAGGTTTGTTTCTCGTGAAACCCTACCTTGACTAAAGCAGTTGGTACTGAGTAGCCAAAGTCTAAGCCATAAACCGTTTCGCATTCATCTGGGAACTGACCCTGTCTCCAATGGGTGTAGATAATCTCTGAGGACTTACCCCTTTCTCCCAACCCAAAGACTTTCCAAAGATTCTCGTCTGCATCTTTCAGACTTTCAATCTCAGCTACCTGCTCACTTGGCAGGAATGGATTGTCTTTATAGGTTGAATGAATTAAGAGGTTAGTTTCTCTATCAGCGACATCGTACACCCAGCTCATCTCATCGACTGGGTTAAAGTCTAAAAAGATGGTCTGCTTGGTTCTAAGGGCTAACTGCTGGTAAATCGAATGAGGCAATAGATTTGCCTCGTTTATATACAGTATGTCTCGCCCTGGTCCTCTAACCTTGCCCGAGTCCTCTGCCCCAAAGAACTCTATATAAGAACCATTAGGGTAGTGATAGACATTGTCGGTCTTGTTAAAGTTGTCATCTGAGTAGATGCCAGCATCCTCGAGTATCTTTAGGATATCTCGCCTAGCACCCCTTTTCAAATGGGGTAAGGATGGACTAACCACCGAAATCGTAACCTTTTCCTTGTGCGGTATGTAAAGAGCTAAAAGCTGAGATATTGAATAGGTCTTGCCAGATCGGGTAGAGCCTTGGTTGGCTATCACCCTATATCTTTTTGTCTGATAGGCTAGTAAGTTCCTTTCAAAGACACTAGTATATCGTATCTCAACTTGTTTCATTGACAGGCTTAAATATTATGTTAATGCCGCCATCAACCTTAATATCTTGCTCGCCTTTTTCTTTCTGACCTAACCTTTGCTTGCCTAACCAGATAAGCATAGCCCGGTCTTTATCTTTGATTGCTGCATCAAATTGGACCTTCCTTAAAAGGCTTTCTCCTGATGCTTGCTTTTCTTGCTTAAATGCCACAAAATCGACCCCTAAATCCGACTTACATCGTTGATACAGAGTGTTTTCGTGGATACCGAGGTGTGCAGCTACTTCTACTCCAGAGCATCCTGCCATAAGGTATTCGCCTACAACATCCCAGTCTATGGTGGTGAGTGATGACATTACTTCTTTTTCTTAGCCATCTTAGGGAGTTTCTTGCCTTTGGAGGCTTTATTCCACTCCTCCACATTAACTCCTTGCTTTTCGAGCTTTTTCTTGTTAATGTTAAAGAAAGCTGCTTGGGCTCTTGATTTGTAAGGCATAGTGTAAAAAAGCCCTCAACCCCGAAGGACTGAAGGCTCGTTGATTTTTTACCCTTTATTCACCCCCTAATATACGAAAAATTTTTGAATCTACCAAATCTAAGTGCTAGTACTTATCAACATCTGTACCCCATCGACTAAGTATGCGGACTAACTCAAGCATAATTCCTTGCCCTCCTGATGTCATTAGTGGATGGACCCCATCTAAGCACTTGACCTCTAAGGATGCGTCTGCTGGACAAAATAAGTGTTTTGCCTTACATAACATAGGAATATCCCATGCCGAGTCTCCAATGGCTATCTGGTAGTCAAAAGGGATGGTCTCCTTATTTCGTATGATATGCAATTCAGCCCCAGACCTCCGTAAATATGCCTCAGCACCTGGCCAAGAGGATGCAGTTACTAAGTGAACCTGAAAGCCCATAGAGATTAGCTCTTTTATGGCTCCGATGTCCTTGTTATTAAAGGACTTGATGATGTTTCCTTTATGGTCAACCCAGATTTTGCCATCTGTTAGGCAGCCATCGATATCACAGCAGATTACCATGTTTTATTTTTTTATAATCCAATAATACCAATCCCGACCTAATAAATTGACTGTTGCAAACTTATGTGGAGGCCATGCGATAATGGTTTTTGACTTCTTGCCTAAGATAACCATGCAGCCATGATCATCTAAAGATATATCCCACTGATGGAAGCCTTGCCAGTTCTCATGTGTTGCCTCGTTAAAAAACCCTTGCACAATTAGATACCCTCCGGGCTTAACTGCTTGTAATAACAAATCCAAGGCCTTTCTTGTCTCTTGGGTATGGTCTAAGGCATTTGAGATATGTACAATGTCAAACTCATTCTTAAAGGGAAGTTCCTCTGCTGGGTAGGGTAGTGGGGCTACTAGTTTATGCCTTTCAAAGTCAAAGACTAGCTTGTAAAGGTCTCCCAATGGGTCGCATGGGGTTACATTTACTAATCCATTTAGTATTGAGCAGACCCCTGAGCCTACATCTAATACTTTCTGATTAGGCACAGATAAGATAAAGTCTGCCACCTCTTGGTTCAGCTCGGGTGTTTTTACTTTCTTTACCCAGCCTTGTAAAAAGCGGTCTGTTTTTACAAATTGCTGCCAAAAGGATAATTCATGATAAATTCCATGTAATTCTAGTGTTGTCATTTTGTTTTATTTAGGCCATAAATCTTGTTGCCAGTTTTTACCCCATTTTTGCAGCATGTGTCTTTGACTGATTGGGGTCCAGTAGTTTCTGAGCTGCTTTCTGAGTTGTCCAATGGGATGCTCTTTTTTATTCCTTAAATAAGTATGCCCGATGACTTGGCTATGAAGCACCCCCACCCTTTTAGGCTTGACCCGATGACACCAGTCAAGGTCCATATAGTAGTAAGGCAGCATTTCGTCTAAGGGATTAATGTTAAAAACCTCTGCATTAACCATAGGGGCAGTCCATTCGATAAAAGGGGTCTCTTTGGGTTCGTGTCCATTAGGCCATTGAAATCTATGATCTGAGGTGGACATAGCCGGATGGATGCCAGCCCAGCCTAATGTCTCGCAAGCCATAGCCAATTCATAAGGCATTTGTGGCTTAAAAGTTACATTTGAGACAAACCAATAATAATCAGCCTCTTTGTTTTTGTTTATGATTGTATTGTAAGCCCTTGACATATTTCCTACCCCATCCCGACTGACTATCTCATAAGGTAACCCAGTTTCCTCGATACATTTTAGGGTCTCTAGCCATTCTGGTTCTAAGTATTCAAGGGCAACAATTAAGATTCTCATTTTATGGGTGTTAAGTGGACAATAAGGTTTCCATCTTTAGTGTCTATGTGCATGATTGCCCAGAGCTTGTCAGTATAGCCAAATTTATGAGCCTCAGATAGAGTAAAATAGTTTATGAAAGTGTGCTTCCGGTAACATCTTACATGAGTAGGGTCAGCAAACTGCAAGTCTGGATTTGCCCCTGCCTCTGGGGTTTCTATGTATAAAGCTCCCCCCTTTTGTAGTATTCTATGGCTTTCATTCATAAAATCCAGTAAGTTATTAAGATGCTCCACCACATGAATAGCAGATATCTCTGTCATGCTATTATCTTTGAAAGGCCAAGGGGTTATATTAAGGTCGTGAACCACATCGACATTGTCAAATGGTCTTACATCTAAAAAAATGTCATTCTCTCTTTTGGCCCAATTAGGACCGCATCCAACTATAAGCTGCATAAGATTTGATTAATTTTATACATCCAGTAATCCCAAGTATAAGTCTGCACATGGGCTTTAATATTCTCAGACCGTTGCTTTAATTGCTCTGGGTTATTTATTGCAAACATCGTGGCATCAAATAACTTGTCATAAGAGTAGCCAGTCTTAAAAGAGTTGCTATCATTTAGGTCATCATCCCCCTCAATAATGGCTCTTATTGTTACCGTACCCTTTGTGCCAGCCTCTAGAGGGGCAGTGGACCTAGCATCATATTTAGTAGCCTTAATCATTATGGTTGACTCCTCATATAACCTATTCATGGTAGCAAGGTCTGGCTTTACGTGATATTCAGAATAGATTCTATCTACTGGCTTCTTTAAGCCAAATCCCTTAATTGCCCATCCCTTTTCTCTCAGATTTTTAGCTACTTGCACTGCAATCTTTTCTGTGTCTTTAGCCATGTTAGTTGGCTCTGGAGATTCCAATAAGGCTACTCTACCCTCTTTAGGTTTATCGCTTATGGTAAAGTCTTCCAGATTTACCCCATTGCCTACATAAAATATAGGTCCTTTCCTTTTGTAGGTGTTTTGTAATATTCTGATATTCCACTGGCTAATAGAGATAAGGGGATATTTGGTAGAGTATAGGGTAAAGCAACTATCAAAAAATGCCTTGTTGGTTATGTTAAACAGATGTTCTAACATTTGTAAAAACACTACCTTTTTTACTGGTTTGTCCTTGTATAACAAAGAAGCACCATGTGGGCTCGTTACGATTAATAAATCTGAGCTTGCAAGTAAGTTAGTGGTATTTACAATCTTACAAGTTATGGTCATCCAATCACACCGAACTGGCCCAGCTTGGTTGTATAAAATAACTTTATGCCCAAAAGACTGTAATCTATTTGCCCATTCGTTAATGACTCTTATGCCGCCATGCCTAGAGTTAATGTTCGGGCTTTGTATAAAGATTCTCATTTTTCGTATATTGACTTATCTGGGTAAAGGTTCTGCATTAATATCTTAAAATCTGCATTTATAGTATAAGAACCAATACTAAAAAAAATCTTGCCCACTAACTTACCTTTCCAAGTGCTTAGATTGTACTGATTGCTCAACTTAAAGTCAGCCATGTATTCAAAGCCGCCCTCCTCGTTTCTAGTGTAAGCTGATTTGATGACATATTCTTTTTTCCAATCCAAGTCCAAGAGCTTGCCAAATCGGGCATTATTGTAAACTATTGGCACATGGATATCTGTGTAAAGGTCATTGCAACCTGGTAGGTTAGTTGTGTTTGTGATGGCTTTTTTATAGAGGCCAGTCGCTTTCTCGGCCCATTGCTTACAAAGCCCATCATACCAATATCTAAATCGGTTGACATGGAGGTCTTTTAGTAAAAAGTGATCATCATTCCAGAATATAAAATCCTCGGTATTGGTCATTTCGCAACCAGTCAGTATCTTTTGAAAGATGCTGAAATTCTTGCGGCCTGGCACATCTGGTATGTCATAGTGATCGATATTCTTTACCCATTTAGGCCTTTGACCTATTAGTAAGATGCGACCAGTATGGCCTTTGAGGTGCTTCTCAATCGACCTTAGGGCATACCTCAGCTCGTTGTCCATCCACCGGCTGCCAGTTCCCAGAGCTATCACGATGTCCATTGAATTTGCTTAAAATGTGAATTTTTACAGCATTTGTCAAGTTACCGAACTCTTTGTAAATCAACTCTTTCTGTTCTTTTGTTAGGTAGGCTGATACCATTTGCACTTTCAGATGTGCAGGCTTGGGCTTTCTACCTCGTTTCTGCTTTTCCATATCACAAATATAGGCAAATAAAAATAAATTAAAAATATTTTTGGTTAATGTGTAAAAGTGTATTATCTTGCATCCATAACCAAACGATTTAACCATGAAAGCACCAATCAAACTTTTACTCGCTTTATTAGCAGTTGCCTATGTGATAGGCCTTTTACAAGACACCATTTGCCAATAATCAAAACCACAGCCATGACAATTACCCTAATCACATCAAAAGACAGAGCCATCCACATCTTTGAATCTGGAGCTGGCTATTATCAAGCAGAACTATTTGAGCCTACCGACAAGATGTACTCAGACCAAACTGGAGTCCGTTTAACTTTTAAGCAGTGGATGGATGCAGAAGCCATTGCCCTTATTATGTTTCACACTGGAATATCTTATGGGCTTGAATCAGGCATCAAAACTTTTAATCCTAGTTACAAACCTAACCGATATAAGGTCAATGATATTATGGGTTTAGCCCATGATTGATGGCAAGCAATAGGTAAACCAACCCCTGAATTTCTATTCGGGGGGCATTTTTTTAACCCTTAAATTCTACACATGAAAACAACTTACCCCAACCACCCAATGCGAGACTACAACGAATGGATCGCAGCGGTTCACAACTATTTTAGAATGACAGCAGCAGAGTATGTCCGTAACAAGTACATTAGACAATTTACCCCTTTTCGTATTGACTCAGATGGCAAAGGCTACTATCTTGTCGGTGATGATAAAATACCAGCCAAGCAGTTTGAGCAGAAGTTTCCCTTACCTTTATTTGTAAATAAAAACGATGAGAACCCTAACAATTTAGGATCAATGTTATCCGAAACGATTTAATAAACCCCACTATGTCAAACGATTTAACAACCTACGACCTGGCACAGCCAGCACAATCCTTGCAACTAGCAAGCGAACTGAAACGATTTGTAAAAGAGCAAAAACTAACTGTAAACATCAAGGGCAAGGAGTATCCGTTAGTCGAGTCCTGGCAATGGGCTGGAGCCCAGCTAGGACTTTATCCCCAGCTTAATTACATCTCTAATCACTCGACTGACACTGAGATTAAGTACCTAGCAGAAGTCAACATCTGCAAATGGGGTAGCAACGAGGTTATCTCTAAGGGAGTGGCTATCTGCTCTAACAAAGAAGCCAACAAAAGGCAATGGGATGAGTATGCTATACTATCCATGGCTCAGACCAGAGCCACTGGCAAGGCATTTAGAAATTTAATAAGCTGGCTTATGAAGGCTGCTGGCTTTGAGGCTACACCTGCCGAGGAGATGGATTTTAATAAAGTAGCAGAAGATGGTCCTACTATGGATGAGAAGTTTATCTTACTTAACCTTATCGGCCATACAGACCTATCCGATGATGAGGCTATCTTGGCTCAAGAGGCCATTACTAACTGCCCAGACTATAAGACTTACCAAAAGTTGCAGCATCGCTTAGAGGCTCGCAGAAAGCCTATTGACCAAATAGTTAATCCCTCACAAAAGGACATCTCCAAACACCTTAAAAAGACAGTAAAATGAGAATAGCTACCACAACCGATTTAAGCCTATTTGAGACCACTAAATCCGAAAGGCAGGACTTTGCCCAAAGTGTCATAAATAGCCTAAAAGAGGGCTTTATAGACCCTCTAAAGGTACATTTGCAAGTAAAATGCTTGGAGGACCTAATAAAGCAGATAACAAGCCACCCAGAATATAAAGACTTGGCCTTAGATGAGGCTAGTAAGCATGGCAAGTCCTTTGAGTTACACAATGCCAAATTTGAGATTAAAGAGGCTGGAGTTAAATATGATTACTCTAATTGTGGCGATCCGGTATATAATGAGCTTGCTCAAAAGATGGCAGAACTCGAGAAAGAGATAAAGGACCGACAAGCCTTTCTCAAAGCCGTTAAGCCTGGCACAGAGATATTAGTAGAGGATGAAGTAGTAGTCCTTTACCCACCGATTAAGACATCGACCACATCTATAACCGTAAATCTAAAGTAAAATGACAAAGTTCCCCAAAGGTGTTCGGGTATTTGCACCTAGAGAAAATGCCCCCTCGTTTGTTAAAGGTCAGCTAATAATTCAGCCGAATGAGCTTTTTCAGTGGCTTAAAGAGAACCCCGATTTATTAACCGACTATCAGGGTAACAAGCAGCTTAAGATTAGCATCTTGGAACGCAAAGATGGTGGCGGTTGGAATACCGTAGTAGATACTTACAAACCACAAGATAATGGAGCAGATAAGGACCTCCCTTTCTAAAATGCAGGCTTATTTAGAGACCCCTATTGGACATGAACCAAATCAGCTTTTAGAGCGGATGGAATACTTGCTGATAATGGTTGCTAAGTCAGGCCAGCTACTTGCAGAGGCTAAGTTAGCCCAAGATCAGATAATTAACCAAGGATTGCTGCAAGCTATGGAGCAGGGGTTAGATAAAAGACTAAGCCCCTCTCTTATTACTAAGTTTGTAGGCACAAATGCTAAAGAGGTTAACTATTTAGTGAACTGGGCTGATCGGGTTAACGCATCTGCCACACATCAATTAGATGCTATTAGAACTATTGTATCGTATCGTAAAGCCGAAATGAACCTATGAAAAAGGTAACCTTACCAAGACTGACAGAGAAAGCACAGAAGGTTTTTAATGCTTACATTAGGCAGCGAGATTCTAAAGATGGATATTTTACTTGCATTAGTTGTTTTAAGACCTTGCCAGTGGAGTCCATGAATGCCGGACACTATGTGCCAGTTAAGGGTGGGTCTTTTCTTAGGTTTCATGAGGACAATGTCAACGGAGAATGCCAACGATGCAATGGCTTTGATGAGTTTCATTTGGTTGGTTATCGCAAGCACCTACTCTTAAAGATTGGCAAAAAAAGGGTAGAGTGGCTAGAGAATAACCGAACTAAGGTCCACAAATGGGATAGAGCAGATTTAGAGGACATCATTACTCTTTACACCACACTACTAAAAACCGCAAAAGATGGAACTGATAACCACCTACCGTTTTAAGTGGAATGGGCAGTTTATAGGTATCTTAGGTAAAAAAGACCCAGTTATTAGAACTACCTTATTCCCACAGCATGCTATCCACCACACTGATGAGGATTATTACTGGGTATGCGAAAAGCTAACCAGACATGGCTTTGATTACACAGTAGAGAAATTTACCCATTTATATTCACCACTTAAAAACCACAGACATGACACAAACACAACGCATCTTGATTTATCTTAAATCAGGTAAACAAATCACCGCCATTGATGCCTTAAACAAGTTTGGCTGCTTTAGGTTAGCGGCTAGGATTGCTGACCTTAGAAACCAAGGACACACTATCTGGACAAATTACATTACTAAAGACAATAAAACCTTTGCAGCTTACAAATTATCAAAATGAATACACGAGAGCAAGCAGTTAAGTTAGTTGATGAGGTCTGTAACTATTATGGGATTACTTTAGATCAATTACAAGAAGTAAAGCGGAGAAACCACTGGAAGATAGCCAAAAATAAACATGGCGAACAAGTAAGGCTTTCAGAGATTAGAATGTCCTTGTCTTACTTTATCTACCAGCATTGCCCTCTTAAACTTGTTGAGATAGCACCCTTAGTAGGTTACAAAGACCATTCCACCATGAGTATATACAGAACTAAGATTGAACATTACATAGAAATTGAGGACCCCAAGTTTTATCCTTACTACTTGAAAGTCATAGACTTAGCCTCAGATTTGGGTATTTCTATGAAACTAAGTAGGGTTAAATCACACCAGAAGATAACATTTGTGGATTACTCAGGCAAATTAGTTTTGGTAGATTGATTTTTTTTTCGTATATTTGTTATGACAAAGGAGAGCCACTTTATGTGCTTTGTTTTAGAAGATATTATTGACCCATTGGGGTGCGGCAGCTCTCGCCAATCCTCAGTGGGTTATTTTATTTAGCAATATTTACGACCATGATGGCCTTGTAGGTAGATAGTGGTCCAGAAGTCGGGTTGGTAGGTTCAAATAGAGCTGAGATTGTCCCCGATAGTTGCGAAAATAATAGTTCTATAAGGTATTGGCTTAATGATTAAAGAGAGAGTGTCCGACTGCATCTTGCCTAAGTGGTGCAGATAATACTGGGGGTCCGCCCGATTGTGGGTTCATTAAGATTGCGATAGGATTGGCATAATCCGAACGACTACAATACTGAAATGAATTATTAAAATAAAAAAAGGAATAACACCCTTATAGGGTATATTATGTCTTATTGTTTATCAGATAATCAGAAAGAATTATTAAAAAAACACAAAGGTAGAAAATTATCCGATGGAGAAAATCGGATAGCTACTTTTTTAATGAATAACCAGATTGATTTTATTCGTGAGCATTTTTTTAGTGATTTTACAGTAAAAAAGAGGTTTAAGTTATTATTTTACGATTTTTATATTCCTAAATACCGTTTATGTATTGAATTTGATGGCATACAGCACCAGACTGGCAGATACATGGGTAAACTTCAGCCTAAATTAAAAATACACGATCAGTATAAAAATCAATATTGTTACAGAAAAGGTATTAAATTGCTAAGAATAAAGCATACTGATATTGATAAAATTGATGATATTATTTGTGAATATTTTGATAATCACAACCTATGAAAAGTATAGAAGCAAGAGCAGCAGACTTTAAGAGAGACTTACAACCCTTTGCCTTTACAGAGCAAATGAAACAAGAGTTCTACGATTACTGGTCAGAGCCTAATAAGTCTAACACCAAGATGAGATTTGAGCAGGAGACAACCTGGGATTTAGGTAGGAGACTGGCCAGATGGGCTAATAATAACAAGGATAGGCATAATTTACAAAAGACCCCTACTGGATATCGAACCATACCAGAGGCTAAAGTGCCAGAGACAGACCTAGAGAAGTTAGACTATGAACTTATGTTATATAGGTTAAACTTTGAGAAAGTGCCCTTTAACCAGATGGATAAGTGGTATGACTATCTAAAGACTAACAAAATGCTCAAAAGGTTTGGCAAGGATGATGTTGAAATACTTAGAGCTGCCTATGGGGATGACAATCAAAAGTGCCGATGTGCATGTGTGCAATGGACCTTTGACTGGCTTGTTAATGAGGGCAGAAACTTTACATGGCTAAAATCACAACTATGATACTAATTGCATTTATTTGTGGATCAATCTTAGGCTATGCAGTCGCATACATACGATTTGAGGAAGATAATAGGCTTTGATGCCTTACAGCCTGCTCTGAAGGCTGCAAAAGGCTCTGAGGCTATGTTTGTTGCTTTAGTTAATCTTGGCACAACCTCTAGGGTCATTAATGAGTGCCTAATGGATTGCTACAAGACCATGATGCCTATTGAGGTCATTCCTAAAGATGAAAAATACGGATTGTGGAACTTTGCTAAAGAACGATGGCCAGAGGCCAGCAGAGAGGAACTTAAAGACAAATGCCTTTATATTTACATAATAGGAAATCTATTCTAATATGAGATACTTATTTTTATTATTATTAGTAGCATGCAGCAAATCTAAGGATGACTATTGCAAGTATGACACCCCCTTAAAGTATGAACACTATGAATGGGATTGGGGTCCGGTCTATCCAACTATCAAACTGGATAGTGTGCAAAGTCATCATATATTGACTAAGTAACTATTTGAGTTCTACTAATCTAAAGCCCATCTGCCATAAGAATCTGGCAGTCTTGGAGGACTCCTTAACAACCTTAGTCTCAGACCAGTCAGGGTGTTTTAAGTGAAAATGCTCATGTAATAAGTAAAGCAAATATCTATACCCAGTAAGACTGGGATCAATGCTAATCTTATTCTCTGCCATCCATGCGATTCCCCAAGCCTGCTCTCTGCCTAGCTTACGATGCTCTACTGTATGAGGATTGGTTATCTTAGGAGCCATAGCAGCCCCCTTCGTAAATTTCGTAAAGTGCCTGATGGGTAATATGTAAAGCCAGCTTACGGATATGCCTAATCATAGTGGCCTCATCATTAGATAATAAGGCTAAGTCAATGTCCTCTATGACACCCATAGCTTGCGCACAAGCCTGGATATCATCATGAGGGGTCGGATCAAATGTTAATAGTCCGTCTTGATTCGTGGTATCCCTTTCTTGCGGCTCCATTCAGTTACATCTTTTTCAACCTCTTTGCGAGACTCAGCTCTGTACTTATCGCATAAAGGCTCTAGTATATTTAACCTCTCAATCGGAGGTAATTGCTTTAATAACTCTTGGACTTGCTTTTTGATGATTGGTGTGTTTTTGTGTGTCATAATACTTGTCCTTTCCAGATTCTTTTATTCCTTACTTCAAAATCTTTAGTACCATGTAAATCTATTAAGATAAAGCCATGATTCCAACTATTTATTGGCATATATTGGGGATGCAACTCAGATAAACAACCCACCGACCAAGTTGTTACTATCTTACCCTCTATATTTTGTTCTGTGTGTTCTGATGACCGGTGATGATGGCCGCAAATAGTATTGGCTTTGGCTCTAAGATACAATCCTCTAGCTATGTTTACCGGGCTAATTATTGAGCTGGCAAATTCGTGACCATGCACAATATTCAAATCATTAGCCTTTATGATTCTTTTGTCAGTAATAAATTTAACCCCGGAGACCCTTTTCTTAATTAGGTTCTCTAATTCAAAGTCCTCTACTCCTTGCAACTCTCCCAGCTTCTGCCAAAGGTAATGCTGGTATCTCTCATCATGGTTGCCGAACTTAAAATATATCTGGCAATCTAAAGTCTTTTGGATAACCTCAATAACTTGACAGCCTATGGATAATTCGGTAGCAAAGTTCTTTTTGCGTGGGTCTTTTAAGAATCTAGATAAGCCATGAAAGTCAAATAGATCACCCCCTAAGATGACTGCATCGGGGTTGTCCTTTTTGGCATAGTCGAGAGCTGCTGTTAAGGCAGGGATGGAATGATAGGGAGCATGGATATCAAATAAGCCTAATATTCGCTTGGCCTTTACATTGTAAGGCTCAAAGGTTGACTCATCAGACTCAGGTAACTTGTAAGGGTTAAGAGGTCTGGGTGCTTGTTTATGTGTTTGTAGGGTTCCATTGCCTTTACCCTTTTGTCCTTGTATTTGCCGAATAAAACCTCTTATCGTTTCAACAGTGGTAAATAATTCTTTGTTCTCGGCATAGATAATCCGAGCCAATTTGAGGTTGGGGTAGTCAGGGTATCTGTCACGATACTCTCTGACAACGGAAATTTTGGTCATGGTAAAGGGTTTTACAAAATTAAAACCAAAATATCGAGATAGCCAATTAAATCTTGGCTAATTGAAAATGCATCCCATCTTTTCGGGTCCAAACACCACCCCAATCGAAGCCATTATCTGTAAAACACTTGACAAAGCCGGCACTGAGTTTGGGCTCTTTGCCGAGGCCATTCTCAAAAGCATTGACATCAATAGCTATCCCCCATGAATGGAGGCTCATAGAACTTAGACCCCTTTTCTTACGAATATTAAAACAGCCATCCCAAGTCTTTAGCTCGTTTACATGACCAGTAGCAATAAGAGCCTTAAAAGCAGCCTCTAAGGGCACGACAAGGTCTTTATTGCAATAGACCCTTTTTGGTATAACCCCTATCTCTAAATGAGCAGGCACATCCCACAAAACCATGTTGGGGTTGGCCGGATCGGGCTGTCCGTATTTCTTTAGTGCTTGGGCTGATGTTACCATTTTGATAGATGATAATTGATTAAAGCCATCACTGGTTTACGAATAGCAAACCCAAAGGCGACACAGAGAGCCAAAATAAGCCAATTTAAGCGGGTCTTTGCCTTGTCCTTATATTCTGCCAACTGAGCCGATAAAGTGGCTCTATTAGCCTCTAATTGGCTCACAGACCCACGCAAAGCCTCTATCTTGGCTACATCCTCAACCCTTTCTACCTTAGTTACGTATTTTGTCTTATAGACTACTACGGGTTTATACTTAACCTCGTATAAGGTATCATTGATTCGGGCTGTGTCAAAGATGTACTCCCCAGACATGAAAGTGTCAATCTTTACTAAGGTGTCTTTGATGTAGGTCGTGTCTTTGACCGGGTATCTCTCTGCACAAATAGCTGGGAGGCGGCCAGCCTGAGCCAGCCTTGCCTCTGCCTTAGAAAGTTGCTTACCCGGATTGCAACCGATTAGCAATAACCCAGCCAACACAAAAACACGCA